GCCCTCATCCCAGTTGCTCGCAGTTCTGATCTGGAACGCGAGTCACAGAAACGCAACTCAGAGATGCAGGCCACGCCTGTCATTCAGGGTCTGGCCGCTCATGCACGCAAGCGCTGGGAGTCTGCCCGGGAAGCCAAGCGGACCATCGAGGAGCGCATGCTGCAGTGTCTGCGCCAGCGCAACGGTGAGTACGACCCAGACAAGCTGGCCGACATCAAGCGCCAAGGCGGCTCGGAGATTTACATCCAGCTGACTAGCGTGAAGTGCCGAGCCGCGACAAGCTGGCTGCGTGATACTTTGCTGGGCACAGGCACCGACAAACCATGGAGCCTTGAGGCTACACCTGAGCCGACCTTGCCACCAGAGATGATCCAAGAGCTGATGGCCAGCATGCAGCAGCAATTGATGGCTCAAATGGAGCAGGGCATGGCCCCTCCAGACCCAGTGCAGTTGCGCGAAGCCGCCATGCAGATGAAGGACGCAGCGATGCGCCGCCTGCGTGAAGAGGCCAACGAGCGCGTTGACCGCATGGAGCTGAAGATGGAAGACCAGCTCATTGAGGGTGGCTGGACCGACGCACTGAACGCGTTCTTGGATGACGTCGTGACGTTCCCCTACGCCGTGCTCAAGGGTCCGGTCAAGCGCAAGCGCAAGACACTGGCTTGGCAAGATGGCGCTCTGGTGCCGTCTGAAGAGATTCGCAACGAGTGGGAGCGTGTTGATCCGTTCATGCTCTACTGGGCACCGTGGGCCTCGGACATCCAAGACGGCTTCATCGTCGAGCGCCACCGCATGACTCGTGAAGACCTGCAGGCTCTGATGGGCGTGCCCGGGTACAACGACGATGCCATCCGTGCTGTGCTCAACAGCTTCGACAGCGGCAACCTGAACGAGTGGCTGTGGACTGACAGCGCTCAAGCTACGGCTGAAGGCAAGGACACCACCCAGACCATCTTCACGACAGACCTGATTGACGCCCTTCAGATGTGGGACAGCGTCAAGGGCAGCGACTTGCTGGACTGGGGCCTGTCGAAGAAAGAGATTCCTGACCCAGACCTGAACTACCCCTGCGAGGTGTGGCTGGTCGGCTCGACTGTGATCCGCGCTGTGTTGAACTACGACCCGCTGGGCCGCAAGCCATACTACGTGACTTCGTACGAAAAAGTCCCCGGCGCTGTGGCTGGTAAGGGCGTGGCCGACCTGTGCCGCGACTCCCAGAACATGGTGAACGCCGCTGCTCGCAGCTTGGCCAACAACATGGGTATCAGCTCCGGCCCTCAAGTCGGTGTGAACGTGTCGCGCCTGCCACCGGGCGAGGACATCACCGAGATGTACCCTTGGAAAATCTGGCAGTTCCAGAGCTCGGAGTTCAACGACGGCTCGCAGCCGCTGACGTTCTTCCAGCCACAGAGCAACGCCAACGAGCTCATGGCCGTGTTCGAGAAGTTCAGCGCCCGCGCTGATGAGGACACCATGATCCCGCGCTACATGACTGGCGAGAGCTCCCCCGGGGCTGGCCGCACGTCGTCTGGCTTGTCCATGTTGATCTCCAACGCTGGCAAGGGCATCAAGCAGGTTATCAGCAACATCGACCGCAGCGTGATCGTGCCGTCTATCGAGCGCCTGTACCAAGACAACCTGCGCTACAGCAAAGACCCAGACCTGATCGGCGACGTGCGTGCTGTGGCTAAGGGCGCTACCAGCTTGGTGGTCAAGGAAGCCGAAGCCATCCGCCGCAACGAATTCCTGACTCTGGTGCTCAACAGCCCAGTGGCCCAGCAGATCGTGGGTATGGACGGCGCAGCTGAGCTCTTGCGCGAGCAGGCCCGCAACCTGAGCGGCAACGTGAACCGCATCGTGCCAGACCGCCCAACGCTCACAGCCATGCAGACGCTTCAGCAGCAAAATGCGCAGCTCCAAGAGCAGCTGGCCATGATCGCCGGGGAACTCCAAGGCGGCGCTCCGGGCATGACACAGGGTCCAGCGCCAAAGAACATGCTGCCTGACGGCAGTCAAGTTGGTGGCCGCGAAGGAAATATGATGTCGCCACGCCCCAATGGTGTTTGACTTTTTGTGAATTTGTTGTATAGAATCCACACATGAAGATTTTTGTAGGCCAAAAGCCTGACCGGCAGCACATGCAAGCGCTAATCCGCTGCAAGCTGCAAGAAAACGAGCCGCTGTTGGCGCTGTTTCGGACGAAACTTGAGGAGACCAAAAACTCCTTGATGGTCGCAGAGGAACCGCACCGCATACACCGGCTCCAAGGTCAGGCCCAAGTCTTATCAGATTTCCTCGAAGCGGTTGAAAAATCGTCAGAGGTCTTCGACCGGATCAAGTGATCCGATTTTTGTAGTCCTAGCAAACCATTATGCGAACGGCAGACCGCAGTAGGAGCCTGAAGCAGAGTTGGAGCTCCAAAGGAAATTGAAATGGCATTGCCTAAACAAGTAGAAGCTCAGTTACGTGAACTGGAAGCACTGGAAAAGCAGCTGAACGACGCGCAAAACCCTGCCCCCGCAGACCCTGCGCCTAACCCAGCAGAGCCTCCCCAAGACCCACAGCCCGCGCCTGCAGAGCCAAAGCCTGTTGAGCCAACGCCGACACCGACTGAACCAGTCGTTGCGGAAGAGAAATGGGAGCAGAAGTACAAAACCCTCAAGGGCATGTACGACGCCGAAGTTCCTCGTTTGCATGCTGACCTGCGTGACCTCAAGGCCCAAGTGGATGCACTCCGCAAAGCCGCAGAGACCAAGCCGGTTGAGCCAGCAAAGCCCGCAGTTGCTGAGAAGTTGGTGACTGATGCTGATGTTGAAGCATTTGGTTCGGACCTTATTGAGGTCCAGCGCAAAGTTGCCCGCGAAGTGGCGGCAGAGTTTCGTGGTGAGCTAGACGCCATGCGTGCCGAGAATGAGAAACTGCGCGAGCAGTTGACCAACACCGGTACCCAAGTGTCCGAAGCCAGTTTTGAGCAGCGCCTGTACCGTATGGTGCCGGACTTTGAGACCGTCAACGCTGATCCCAAGTGGATCGCTTGGCTGAACGAAGTAGACCCGCTGCTCCGAGCCCCACGAGCCACTGTTGCACAACAAGCGTTCAACCGAGGCGACGCTGAAGGGGTAGCACACTACGTGGCGATGTTCAAAAAGAGCGTTGCGCCCGTAGAGCCCACTGCCGACAAAACCACTGAGCTTGAACTTCAAATTCAGCCGAATCGTAGTGCCACAAGTACACCTCCTACCTCTCAAAAAGGTAAGGTCTACACCAACGCAGACATCGAAAAGATGTTCCGCAAGGCGACTGATCTAGGTGTCAAAGGGCGCGTCGACGAGGCAAAGAAACTTGAAGCTGAAATTGATGCAGCGTTCATGGAAGGTCGCGTAACTGCGTGATCCGTGATAGCATCAAAATTCCAAATCTGTTTTAACTTTTTAGGAGGCCATCATGGCTGCTGTTTACCCCGTCCAATCGCCGTTCAACACGAACCCTTCGTACTCCGGCGCTTTCATCCCCACCCTGTGGTCCGGCAAATTGCTGGCCAAGTTCTACCAGAACACCATGCTTAGCGAAATCGCTAACACGGATTAACCTCATGGTCCGTGTAAAATTCGGTGAATTGCGGGAAGGCTGAAACGTCAATCCGCAGCCAAGCCTCGAAAGAGGAAGGTTCAGAGACTAGGAATTTAGGTTAAATCTCCGGGCTTGATGCCCTGAATGGAGGTAAAAATGGAAGTAGCAAAGCGTGGCCGGTTAGTCGGCATGATTTTTGGTGACGGCTATGTCAACACCACGAACAACAAAAGCGAGCTGTCAGTGCTTCACAGTGTGGCCCAACGGGACTACTGCGAACATAAAGCAGCGCTGGTGCGTATGACGCTAGGTGGCAAGTTCAACGTACGTGAGTACGCCAACGGCCCCGGTGGAAAGTACAAAGCCGTGAAGTTTGTGTCGAGCAACCCGTATTGGACGAATCTGAAGTCTTGGATTTACCCCGGTGGCAAAAAGACATTCACCAGAAAAGCGCTAGATATGCTGACGCCCGAGGGCATCGCTATCTGGTACATGGACGACGGGCACGCTAGGACGAACACAAACTCAACCGGTTGGGTTACGTCAGTTGCTACCAACATCGCTACGATGTGTAGTGAGTCAGAGTGCCTAATGATACGGGACTACTTCAATGAAGTACACCAGATCGAATGGAAGATACGCTGCCGTAAAGGTAGCCCAGCCGATAAGGCGTTTTTCATCGAGTGCAATACGACTCAATCTCGCAAGTTCGCAGAGCTTGTTCGACCCTACATCATCCCGTCCATGCTGTATAAGCTGGCACATGTAGCAAGCCTAGATTCCCACGAGTGCCGAACACCTGTCGGCGCTTGCGTACAGTGTGAAGCTACGATTTATGAACACCGCCGCACAGGTTTGTGTGGGGCGTGTTACAGCAAGCGGTACTACCGCGAAGTTCGTAGGTTCACTGATGACCGCAAGCCAAGATCGGCGGGTGATGAGATAGTCCGACCTAACGCGAATAACGAAGCGTTAGAAGTGGTGGATAAAGAGCCGCCACGATAACAGCCCTGTATGAGGGCGAGTTGAAGAACCAAGGCGATACCATCCGTATCCGTTTGGCTCCTTCGATCAGCATCTCCGACTACACCGTTGGCCAAAGCCTGTCGTACGAAGTCCCCACTCCTATCTTCCAAGATATGCAAGTGAACAAGGGCAAGTACTTCGGCGTGCAAGTCAACGACGTGCTGGCCTATCAGTCCGACATGAATCTGATGAACATGTTCACAGAAGACGCCGCCAAGCAGTTGAAGATCGCCATCGAAAACGAAGTGTTCTTCAACAACATGGTCACTGAAGGCCCTGCCGCTGCCAACGAAGGCGCTACCGCTGGTGCTATCTCTGCTGCCTACAACTTGGGCACAGACACAGCTCCCGTGGACCAAGCAACTCCAGAAAACGTCTTGAACGCAATTCTGCGCATGTCCACAGTGCTGGACGAGCAGAACGTGCCTGAAGATGGCCGCTGGTTGCTGATTAGCCCCTACGACCGTCACCTGTTGATGCAGTCGAACATCGCTCAAGCCTACTTCACTGGCGACGCTCAGTCGACCATCCGTAGCGGCAAGATCGGTATGTTGGACCGCTTCACTGTGTACGTGTCCAACTTGCTGCCAAAAGGCGCTGCAGGTAAGGCTCTGGTCGCTGGTTTGACTGACCCCGCCACTGGTGGTGCTGTCTCCGGCGCTAAGGCCCGTCGTACCATGGTTGCTGGCACTAAGGCTGCAATGTCTTTCGCCATGACCGTGAACAAGACTGAGCCTCTGCGTAACCAGACTGACTTCGGCGACATCGTCCGTGGTCTGGCCGTGTACGGTCGCAAGACTGTCAAGCCTGAAGCCCTTGTGGTTGCTCAGGTTGGCTCTGCAACCTGATCGGTGGCACAATAAAGGGGCTCTTCGGAGCCCCTTTTACATTTTGGAGTACATATGAACGTAATCGACCTGCTGGCTCGCCTGAACGGTGAGATTTTGTCTAACAAAGCCCGTGCTGTTGTAGACGGCAAAATCGTCATCTTGGCACGCATGGAAGGCGCTGACTGGGTGTACACAGCCGAAGGCCAAGAACTGGCCAACAAACATTCCAACGAAGCTGCGGAAGAAGCTGCAGCCAAGCCAAAACGCACCAAGAAAGCTTCCGAACCAGTGGTCGGGACCGAACCATCTGCTGAACCTACCACTGAAGCTCCTGCTGCGGTAGAATTGGGCGATGTAGAGCCTGAACTGTGAGGTAGACCATGGCCACCGTAAAAGTCGTTGACCTGATCGCTCGGGCAAAAACAATCCTCCAAGATGAGGATTCTGTACGGTGGACCCTGTCTGAACTGCAGTGGTGGCTCAACGATGGGTACCGCGAAACTTTGATTTTTCGCCCTGACTCCAACACCCTCACTGGCGAGTTC